GGATCGTCATTTACTTCTATCTCCTTTTCATCTGGGGCTTCTAAAGTACCTTCTTCGGCTTGATCTAATGCGGCTTCTAGTGCTTCTCTGCGATCTTCTGACATAGTTAATCCTATCTGTAGTTAAGTTTGGAGTATGCAATCTCAGCTATTTGCCGTTTGCGTTCTTGCTGTTCTTTTCTTGAAAATTCATGCACTTTTTGCTGGGTTGGCACATCGTTACCTAATTCAATACAACCGTTGCGTTTAAGGTTTTCCCTATGTTTTGAACGGCTAGAAACCCATGTACCATCAGCCATTGATATATGACCCTCAATATCAGGCATAACCATTGGGGCTTCCCTAGACTTCATTTCTAGTTTGTCTTGCCAAGATGCTTTGGCGGCTTCTTCACCAATAGTTGGTGTCCACCATTCTAGGAAGAATTCTTCATCCGTTTGTTTGGTTTCTAGGTGACTTTGTTGGGAATATCCGCAATTTGGGCAGAGCATTACATTCTCCTTATGATTTCAGGTAGTTGATCGTATTCATTAGGTCTAAGTAGGCAAATACTGTCATACCAACGGGCATTTTTCCACCGCCAGCATACAAATTCCTCTTTAGGAAGCAAAATTACACATTTAACGCCCAAAGCACCAGCCAAATGTGCAGTTCCCGTATCTACAGTAACAATTCCCTTCATTGCTTTCATGTGGGATGCGGTTTGTACCCAGTTTTTCTTCCAACCATCATCAGGAAGTGGGTGAAATAGGCCATCAGAATTAGGATTTAGCGAATATGCGTCATCCCCGACCAGTTCTGCCATGTGTTCATGGGCAATAGACTTAATGTAGTACAAGGTTTGCTTAGATGCTTCCCAATTTACCCCAATCTTGGGTGGAATATTGCTAGGAATGGCGTGTAAATAGCCTTCTGAACCCACAATTTTCTTGCGTGTTACAGGAAACATTGACTTTACGATGGGATGCTGTAGCGAAATGTAATACGGTAGCGACATTGAGCCAATCCAGTAATCAGATTCTTGTGCAGTACCGTTTCCTAAATCGTTGCTAAATACATCTACAGCGTGGATTTGACCTAACAAGTGATGAAGGGTGCTTTCTTGCAAAACAACAACCCTAGATGCCCCTAAAGCCTTTAAAACTGGTAAAAATCGGGCAAACATAATAATGTCACCAAATCCTTGCTCCATCTGTACTGTTATGGTTTTCCCTAATAGGGGTTCACCTCTCCATACAGGCATTTTTAAAGCAGGTGCGTAGGGAACGGCTTGCTGGGCAATAATGTCAGGATGCCAACGGTACTCAAAGCCCCTAAAGCCAGCTTCATATCTGCCAGCGTGTAGGTGTTCGTAGGCTTTCTTGTATTCCGAGTGCGGATTTAGTGTAAGAGCAGTAATAGTGCAACCTCATCGTCAAGTTCCTCTTGGCGTTTGGCTTCCATATATATCAACTGCTCTTGTATGAGCCTTTGTTGGTTTCTGTAAGCTACTGCCGCAAGGATGTTATCCCGTTGTCTTTCAAGGTAGCTTATAGACCGCTGTAATTCTTGTGTATCGACTGACGGTATATCAGCTTTAACCTCTTGTTTTGATTGTACTTTAGATTGCTTAACTTTTGCAACAGGATCAATTAAGTCTTTAAAGGCTTGCTTGCGTGAAGCATTAGCATCTTTGGTGGCCTGTTCTAACTTGCGTTGGCGTTCAGCGATTTTTTGCTCTAACTTTTGAATTCTTTTTAATTCTTCATAAGTTAAAGAAGCATCATCCCCACCTGTTAATCCTGTAGGTGCAGGTGCTACATTGATCTGAAATGCGTTATTTTGAAACGCATTAGCTTGAAAAGCGGTAACCATTAAAACACCGCCAAAAAGCTATTATTAAAGATATTCCAGCCTGTATTGTTGCCTAAATCATTAGAACTATTAGCATACCATTTAGCCCCACCAGTAGCTGTACTGTCTTTAACATTAAAGTATAAAGCGTTTACTGTTCCAGTTGCTTGGCTAATTGTTCTTGCTGTTCCTACTGTATTGCTATTAAAAGTAACTAAATTTCCTGCTGTTCCTGATAGGTTAAAGTTGGTAACTGTAAATCCAGTAGTACAAGCATTAGTAATAGTGCATGGTGATACTGTATTGTTTAAAGTAGTACACCTAGCTACTGTAGTAGCTGTATTAGAACCTAAATAAAGAGTGCCACCCAAACCTGACATGGTGACTGTGCCAAATTGATTTCCTGTGCCTGCTCCTGAACCACCACTAAATGTACTTGTTGCTGTAGTCGTAAATACAATAGTTGAGTTTGCAATGCTAGTGTAAGTTGTTCCTGCGTTAGAGCCTAAAAATCCTGATGTGTTTGTGCCACTTAAAATAGTAATTGTAGAAGTGCCTAAATTTAATGCTTTTGTATTGCTGTTTGAGTAATTAAATGCCCCTACAGTAACACTTTTATCATTACTGTTAAATGTGCCGTTTGTAAGGGTTAATTGTCTTGAAGAACCTAATGTTAAAGCATCTACTAATTGAACTGTGCCACCAACACCATTAATGGTTACTGGGTTATCTATTGTTTTTGCATTAGAAGTAATAGATTGTGTACCGCTAGTTGCTCCAAATGTGGTTACATTTGTACCAGCCGTTAATGACATGGTGCTTGAAAGCGTTAAGTTTCCATAAATGGTTCTACCAGCAATAGCTAATGCACCTGTAGCTGTACCAAAATTTAAATTTTTAACACTTCCACTTACAGCCAAAGAAGCACTTGTATTTGTGCCTGTAATGTTAAAACTAATAGAATTAGCTTCTGTTACTGTTACTGCATTAATGCCAATACTTCCAGTTGTAGTTGATATATTTATTACTGGAGTTCCTGTAACCGTCATTGTAGTAGAACCAACAAATTGATTTGCCGCCGTAGCACTTATAGTTATGTTATTTGTGCCAAAAGCAAATGTTCCAGTAAATCCAGCAAAAGTTAAAAAGTTTACTGTTGGGCTTATTCCTAAAGTTACTGTGCCTGCACCTGAATTAGCATCAAAGAATACTATGTCAGCTGTAGTAGGGGCAAGCTGACCACCAACACCGCCTGAAGTCAAAGCCCACTTTAGACCTATAGTGCCATCCCAAGATGCAGTCCCACCTACCCAATACCTATTTGCCACGATTAAACCTCATCTACAGGGGCTAAATCTTGCGTAGGGGCAGTAATAATGGCATACCAATTATCAAATCTAGCTTGTTTCATAGCTTCAATTTCTTCATCGGTAAAGGTATGGTCATCAGACAGGATTAAAGCATCGCTAAATGTATGATTGTTTTGAGTAATAGTAAAGTCAATTATCATATTTGTTGTGCCACAGAAACGACATCCCAAAAGGTTTCATTAGAGTTATAAATACAACCTATATAAACTACTTTACTAATTACAGTAGTTGTCGGCAATGTACAGCCAATTACCCTAAAACCACCTGAAGTAATAGTCCAACTAATAGTTTGTGCAGTAGCGTTATCTTTAAATCTTAATGTCAGTTTTTGCCCGTTTACTGGTGTTCCTGTTGGTGCGGCTACGGATAATGCTACGGCTTGGGCAGTTAATACGGCTTGGTCAAAAGAATCACTATTAACAGTTAAAGTTGCTGTACTGGTTGTAGAAGAAACTCTAGGGTTAATACGCTTGTTTGTAAGGGTTTGAGTATCTGTTGTTCCTACTACTGTTCCGCTGGGGGCAGTTACGGTAGTCACAGCAGAAGTGCCATTACCAAGCAATAGCCCAGTTAAAGTTGCCGCACCAGTTCCACCATTGGCTACATCAATTACACCTGTTAAAGCGTGGTCAGCGTTCCAATCACTAGGGCGAACTAAACTGGTATCTGCATCATCAGGTATTGTTGAAACCTTACTATGCTTTACGGTTATAGCCATTATTGGACACCTACAATTTTACCGTCTTGACCCCTAATTACTGTTTTGGGTTGGTTTAACTTATTCATCATTTCGCCAAGCATCATAGCCATTTGGTTGCTGTTGTTGTTAATTGCATTGGCAACGGTTTCCATTGGGTTTTGCATAGCTTGTGCCATATCCTGCTCATTAGCGTAGGCCATTGCACCGTCTGAATCGTCTGAACCAATCCTTGCAACTTCAATCTTTGCCCCGTTATTAATATGGGCTAGTAAAACTTGGGTATTGCGTTCAGTCATCATCTTCATTTGGGCAACTTTAAGTTCCATTTCCCGATCCATAGCATTACGCTGTTCTTCTAGCTGGAATTTAAGCTGGTTCTCTTGGGCTTGATACTCTTGTTTAGCCTTTTCAAGTTCCATCTGCATCTGCATCTTTTGCTGTTCCATCTGCATTTGGGCTTGCATTTCAGCTTGTTTAGCCTGTGATTGGGCTTGCATCTTAGCCTGATCCATCTGCATTTCCATCTGCATCTTCTGCATTTCAGGGCTTGGTGGCTTAGGTTGACCCTCTGCCGCTTTAGCTTGCTGACGGAACTTATCGGCTGTTTCGTCTATCAATCCTTCTAAGCCTTTACCAGCTTTAAACGCTGTTACGCCAAATTTAAGCATTTCAATCAGCATTGGAGTAAGTTCAGGTGTAGCTTGTGCGGCAGGAATAGCTTGCTGTAAGAATCCACCCATAGCGGATAAAAACTCCATCCTATCTTGCTTTTCTTGCTGTTCATCCTGATAAATCATGGAATCGCTAGTCACTTCAATACGGAAGTTCTTAGCTGGTTCGTCTTTCAGTAATGCAAGGGCTTGCGGTATAAGCTGTTGATCTTGTGGCGATAATTGCATTGCACCGCTGATCTTAACGATAGTATCGTCAGTAAAGTGCTGGCAAATAATCTGTGCTTTGATCTGCAACAAGGCGGTAGCAAAGTTAACTACATCGTGTTGCATTGTCTTTAAACGCCCTGAAGCGTTGTTTGACTTAATGATCTGAGCACCAAGAGTTTCGTTAGGATCGGTCTGACCACGCTGAATATCAGCAATACCCATGATCTCGTAAATCTGACCCTTAACCTGCTCCATAGCCTGATAAGCCATGTTCAAACCTTCAGCAATCGGCTTGATGTCTACAAGGTTAATAGCCCCTACAAGTCCACCCTTTTCACTAAACGCACCGTAGTTCTTAACTGGTAGCAGGGAGTTGTTCTCACCCTCTGTGAACAAACGGGCAAGGGATGGCTCAGAAGCGTCATATACGCCACGAACTTTCAATGCTTGGATGAATCCATCAATGCGATCTGCCAGCGTATCTAACTGTCTTGCTTGGTCTTGGTAAAGAACAAAGTCAGGTACAGGAATCAGGCTGTCTGTTGTCAGGGTTGAAAACATCGGCTTTGGGCAAGGCCAAAAGTTTTCAAGTTGTAGCGGATCAGCACGGGTATCAAGGATCTTACCTAATGACTTATTTAGCCAAATCACTTCACCTGTAGTTTTATCCCAAATCTCATAAACCACGGCTTCAGATGAACCTTCGCCCATCTTTTCATTAAATGTTTTGGATGTTTCAGGCTTGGTATCTAGCGGAATTTTACCGCCTAGTTCCTCACCAAAGCGTTCAACTAGGGCAGGTCTACCCATATAAACCTTACGCCATACTGCGGTTACTTCTTCCCAAGTACGGGCAACGGTTAAGCCAAAGTCACGCCAATGCACATAATCTACTGGAGCACACTCGTACTCTATTCGTTCTTGGTTCTCACGGTGCATACCGCCTTCAGTTTCAGCTTCGTCAATATCTTCTGTAACTTGAAAGCCATCGTCAGGAGCACCTTCACCTTCACCGCCTTCTTGACCAACAATATGCGGTTCATACCGTACCCAAGATGTTCCACGACCACCAAGTAAACGGTCTTGAACGGCTTGTTTCATAGCACTAGCATAGTCACCATAATGCTCAATTTCGTACTCTAATGCCCGTTCTAGCATCATTGAAGCCACTCGACCTATAGGATCGTTATCCCTAAATCTGCGTGAAACATCAGGTCTTGGCAACCTTGCAAATACAGCTGGGGTAATGGTCTGAACATTAGACCAAAGAATATTGAACTTGGCATTGGGATTGTTTCGACTGCGTTGGTCATCACGATAACGCTTAACAATCTTATCGGCTCGCCCTTCCCATTCCTTAAATGTACGCTCGTACTGGGCAATGCAGTTGTACCAATCGGTGTATGTGTGTTCCATCTTTATTCCTAGGTGAAGTTACCTACAGCCAAAACTTCTGCACCAGCACCAGTAGTTACTTTCCAAGCACCATTTTTAGAAAAGGTGTTGATTTCAATGGAATAAACACCGATTGCAGTATTGGCGGCTACCAATGTATGAGATGTAGTGTTATCTAACAAGGACACAGTTCCAGTAAGTGCTGTAGAAACTGTAATTATTAAACGGTGTAAATAATCACCTACTGCACCAGTTGTGCCTAATACTTGGGCTGTTTGTGAAACTGGTACGTGTTCGTAGGGTAATGCGTAAGTTGCGGAAGCTGTTGTCATTAAATTCTCCTATTGGTTACTTTGGGGGTTTCTTTCCACATTTCGTTCAAAGTTACATCCGTTTGCCCGACATGAAGTCCTTTAATCCTTGTATCTTTAAGGATAGGGCTGTCCTCATCCTTCCATACAATGCTGAGATAGCGGAACGCATCCGCAGAGTGGCTTGTCCAATCGTGTTTCGGGCGGTCATTAAAACATTTTTTATCATCATTCCATTCCCTCTGATATTGACGCAAACATTCGATACCATCTTCACATCTATTATCAAACCAAGCTCTAGTTAATGCAAGCCTAGTTGATTGTATTCCATCCTGAATTGACAGGTTTGGAACAATTTTTAGGTGTTTTATGTCAATTTTTGCAGATATTTGCTCGATTATGCTCTTACCACCACTAGCTAATGTTTTTGCTCTAGCGTCATGGGGCAGGTAATGGTAACCATATTTATACCCAAACTCATCTTCTTTTTGTGCTAGTAGACCCGTGTAATACGGTATTGCTTGACCGTTAGATGAGTGGTGATCTAGTACCCGTATCTCACCATAAACCACCTGAAACCACCAAATACTTGTACTGTCATTGAACCCAAGATCCCAAGCAGTATGGCAGGGAAACATTGGATCATATTCAACTGTGGTGATACGCTCAAGATCGGTGATTCTACGCATCTCCTGCCCGTAATAAGCCCCAAGAATAGCCGCTTCAAAGCTACATAAAAACTCTTGTTCGTACTGGTTGTCAGACATCGTAGCTTTGGCATCATCTAATTCTGATTGCGGCAATAGCATGGTTTGATCTGCCCGTAACACTTTTACATACCAATTGGGTTTTTTTGTAGCTTCGTTGTAGATGTCATAAAAAGCGTTGTGGCCTTTCGGTGTCCTAATGAATGTGGCCCAGCCCAATCTATCGGCTAAAAGTGGACGGATGATTTCACCCCAAACGGATGGTTTCATATCAGCCATTTCATCCATTACTACGCCATCAAGGAAGTTTCCTCGAAGTGCATCAGGGTTATCAGCACCAAATAGCCTGATCCTAGCCCCGTTAATCAACTCAACCCATAGTTCGGATTGGTTGGCTTTAGCTAATACAGGCTCGGAAAAGCGTTCTAAATATCTCCAAGCAACTGATTTGGCTTGGGAGTAAAAAGGGGCGATATAGGCATATTGGGCGTGTTGTTTGTTTTCTAGCAATGCTTTGACAATAAGATCGTTTATACAAGCCACAGTCTTGCCACAACGCCTGTGTGCCACAATTACTGCCCAACGCTCCTTACGGTCATGGAAGTCCTCAAAAACGCTTCTAGGGCGGTATTTTAGCTTTATAGGGCTATTCATCAGCCCATGAGATTCTTAAATCGCCACCATTAGCACCAGTTACTTCATTAACTTGGGTTTCTTTCCATCTTGCCCGTGTTTTCAACCAAAAGATAGCGGCCGCAGTATTACCTTTCTTGGCTTGGCTAAACAAAGTACCAGCAATAGCGGCATTGGCGTCTATACGCCCTTCGTCTAACTCATCTTTGTAATACTTTACTAGCGTATCAGCACTAATTTTTAGCCTAGTAGCTATATCCTCATGAGGGCAACCCAACGCAGACAAGCGTTTAACCTGTTCTCTTGTAGCCTCGGTAGGCTTATGTTCTTTTCCTTGGGCCATTTTATAACTCCGAAAGTACGGCTTTTTTGCCTGTAAAGTCTTCCCAACGCTTAACTATGACATCACAGTATTTAGGGTCAAGTTCCATAACAAATGCTTTACGACCAGTTTGCTCTGCACCAATTAATGTTGATCCACTACCACCAAACAAATCAAGCACATTAAGCAATTTAATATGGTTTCCAAATGCTCTTACAGATAAAGCTACTGGCTTTTGAGTTGGGTGTACATAATTGTGGTCTTTTTTTACTTCCCACAAATCAGACTCATTTTTAATAATTTCATCAATTTTGCCGTTAAATAAACAAAACTCATGTTGGTGTCTATAGCCGTTACCCATGCCAAATACATTTTTAGCCCAAACTATGCAAGTTTTGTAATCTAGCTTACCTTGCAATATGCCGTAAAACTTCCAATTGCACCAAATGTAATAAACCTTTGGGTCAATAGCTTTGATGGTGTTACATACTTCACCAATAAAGGCTTCAAAGTCTGACTCGGAAAGGTTATCGTTTTTAATTACATCGTGCTTACCGCTTCTACCATTAAATGCCACGTTGTATGGTGGGTCTGTAAATAGTAAATCTACAGTATTGCCATCCATTAACTTATCCACAGCATCAATACTTGTGCTATCACCGCACATAAGTCTATGATTTCCAAGGATATATATGTCGCCTAGCTTGGTTTTTGATTCTATTGGCGTGTCAGGTACGGCATCTTCATCGGTTAAGCCATCTGTGCCTTCTATTACATTTAGCAAGGCATCTAGTTCTTTATCGTCAAAGCCTGTAAGTGTTAGGTCAAAGCCTTCATCTTCTAGGTCTTTTAACTCAATTGTAAGCATGGCGTTATCCCACCCAGCATTTAGTGCCAGTTTATTGTCTGCAATAATGTAAGCCTTTTTTTGGCTATCAGTCATATCAGAGCAATCAATAGTGGGTACTTGGTCTAAGCCTAGCTTTTGGGCGGCCAATAATCTACCATGCCCAGCGATGATCCCTACTCCATCTACAAGAATTGGGTTGCGAAAGCCAAACTCTTTAATGCTGGCGGCAATCTGCCCTACTTGTTCAGGGCTATGTGTACGGCTGTTTTTGGCATAAGGAATCAGCTTGTTTACAGCAACTTCTTGAATTTTCATATTTAACCAAGTGGTTGATTAAGATAAGTTAATTCTACTACTATTTGACTTCTTTATCCAAGTCTTTAAGTTTATTAGCGATTAGTTTTCTACGGGCAATGCGGTCAGCTTGTTGCTTTTCTAAGGTAGATTGCTGATGCGGTCTAAGCATGGCATCTTCAGGCTTGTATTTGCGGCTCATGTGTTCCATTACATATCCTTCATTTGTTCAGTAATGACTTCTTTACGGGTTTTAGCGGATTCTTTAAAATCTTTAGCAGTTGGAGCACCTTTAGAACCTGCTTTACGCATCTTTTCGCCTGAGCCTTCAGCTATCCGTTCACGCTTTGCGTGGATATTGGCATAAAGTCCGTTTTTCATGCTTTTTCCTCAATGTACTTACCGTAGGCTTCTTCTAACTTAGCTTTTCTTGCACCTTTAGCGTTTTCACGCTCAACATTAAGGGCAATAGCAAGTGCCTGTTTTTTAGGCTTGCCAGCTTTAACTTCGGCTTTAATGTTTTTGCCGACAGATTCGGCTGATCCTGATTTGTCTAATGGCATGATTAACTCTTAAATTTAAGTAAATAGATGGTTGTATCAATCTCTTGGGCAATATTGTCGATAAGCTGGCAAATTTCTGTATCTGTTGGCAAGTCGGCTCTAGCATCCTTTACAAACGCTTTTAAGGACTGTAGGTAAGCTAATGGTTCTTTAGGCATATGGTAGGTGGCAGGAAATTCTGTAATTTGCCCGTAACACCCAAAATAGGCTTCGGCTAGGGCATCGGTATGCTCGATGATGTTCTCGTAGAACTTGCCTAATGCTTTATGTTTAGCGTAAGACTTGGTAGCCCAATGGAAAAAATGGGTATTAGTCCCCGAATGTAGCAATGTTGCTAGGAATAATGCCATTGACTTTTCCATAAAACGCTCCTTTTGGTGTATTTTATAACACTTTTCTAGTAATACCTAGTGCTCTAATTGCGGCATCAACGCTATCTACACGGCTAACTGCACCACCCTTCCACTTACCCATAAAGTCTAATTGGTCAGAAGTAAACTTGGCTTTTGAATCTCGTTTGATTTCCATTAATAGTGTTTCACCGTTGTAGCCAACAAGTAAATCAGGACAACCGTGCTTCATTTCGGCGAGTGACACCACAGTAGCACCTGCTTCTCGTAATGCTTTGACTATCTCTTTGTGGTTTGTATCAATTCGTGCGTATGTCATTGATTTTCAATTAAAATAGATTAGTATTAGCTAACTTTACCATTATAAAGGTGTGGTATGACCAAGCCAGCGTGTAGTGAGCAAGAGTTTATTGCATTATTTAAAGAACATAGATCTCCTACCGCTGTAGCTAAGATATTAGGTATTGATGCTAGAAGTGTAATGTTAAGAAGAAAAAACATAGAAAAAAAGCACGATATTGTGCTTGAATCTAATAATAATCGGGGCGTACCAAGATTTGAAATTCCTGAAAATAAAATAGAGTGTTCGTATAGCTTGCCTAACGGAATTGTTTTAGTAGGCTCAGACTGCCACTACAACCCCAATTACATTTCTACTGCCCACCGTGCTTTTGTACATTTTACGAAACAATTAAAGCCGTCAATGGTGATTTTAAATGGCGATTTGTTTGATTTTGCACAAATCAGCCAACATAACAGAATAGGCTACCAACAGCACCCAACAGTTCAACAAGAATTAGAAGAAGTCCAAGCTAGATTAGGTGATATAGAGAAAGTTAGACCTGCTGGGTGTATATTGCACCGCACAATAGGTAATCACGATTTACGCTTTGATGGCAAGCTATCCAATGTCTTACCCCAGTATGAGGGTGTCAAAGGTATGTGTTTAGCGGATCACCTATACGGCTGGTCATATAGCTGGTCAGTACGGATTAACAACAATACGATGATCAAGCACCGTTGGCATAATGGTATTCATGCTGTCTACAACAATATTTTAAAGGGGGGTCTGTCAATGGTGACGGGTCATCTACATTCTTTAAAAGTGACCCCTTGGACTAATTATACTGGTGACCTATACGGTGTTGATACTGGAATGATGGCGGCAGTTAAGGATGAGCAGTTCATTTATCACGAAAATGCAAGCGTCAACTGGAGAGCAGGATTTGCTGTTCTTACCTATGTCAATGGTCATTTAATGCCACCTGAATTAGTACAGGTTATTAATGAAGATGAGGGGCTTGTGTTCTTTAGGGGCGAACTATATGAGATTAAATCCTGAAGTATTAAAAAACTTGTATGCAAGCCTGTATTGCTGTTACCCGTTTACTAAATGGCCTATGCCATTGCCTGAAGAAATAGAGTTTGTTGTTACGGCTGATCCTGAAGTAATGGGTACATACCTGCTAGATACGGGCGAGGATTACAGTCATACCATTACTATCTCATCGGGGCGTTGTAGCCACTTCTATACCGTTTTAACCACCCTTGCCCATGAGTGTGTACACATGAGTTTTCACAAGCAAAAAGGGGAAAAGTGGATGCAACATGGAAAACCGTTTAGAACTCGTTGCAAAATGGTAGCCAGCGAACTAGGCTTTGATCCGCTAGAACTTTAAGGTATATATTTAATATATATTGATTGCGTATACATATTAATATCTATATGTACAAATTAAGCCGTTTTGTATACATATATATAAATACTTGTATAAATTTTGCAATATTTTATATATTTTATTTAGCCATGATGTACAAACCAACATTAGAAAAAGCGTAGCCTGTATATACAACTGCCATAGGTAGGTTGCCTTTTACACCCTGTTCTATGCCAATGTAAAAGTAAATTAAACCAGTAACAATAATTAACCAGCTACTCATTTAAAAGGCTTTCCGTTTTCTCCAACAACTGTTCTTCCGAGATAGCGTACTCCCTTTCAAAGCGTTTTCTACCCATGCCGTGAATACTGGTATTTGATCCTCGATGGTGATAGGGGCAGAGCGGAATGACGGGTGCTTGAGAGCGAGGGATATTACCTCGTCTAATGTGATGTATTTCGCACCCACAGTCATCGGTTTCGTATCCAATGTGCCTGCACAAACTGCACCCCAATCTCGCCACTCGACCATAATATTCCTTTTGTTGTTTGTTCATTAAATGTGTTTCCAACTGCTTCCGTAGCGTATTTTTTCAACGCAACCCATTGAAACATTGTATTTTTTTGCCATTTCTTTTAAAGATTTTTCAGAATATTTAACAAATAAAGCCTGTTCTTCGGTTAATTTAGAAGTTCCGCTTTTTTCACCTTGTTGATTTGTACCATGCAATTTTTTATCGGCATGATTATTTTTTCTTGTATCCCACCTAAGATTTTCAAGTTTACAATTTGTTTTAATACCGTTGTTATGGCAACCTTCCATCCCAGCGGGGGCTTTACCTATAAACGCTTCGAGAACCAATTTGTGTATGTGAAACTGTTTTCTGTAACCTTTATAAGTAAGGTTTACTGCTGGATAGCCTACTGTGCTTACAAAAGGTTTAACCAAACCACCGCCATAAGTTCTTTTGCCAAAATTTGTTACGCCAATTCGAACTTTTGATTTAACATTACCAAGATCAGATATTTGGTAATAATCTTCTAAACCTAATACATCCATCCAATTTTCCATGCAATCTCCTTATGTGGTGATTACATCATATCAGGTTTGGTGGCCATTGATATGATCCACGGTCATTTGTTCTAGCTTTTCGCCTGATTCTGCTATGTCAACGCTTAATTCCAGCATTTGTGTATAGTCTTTGCGGTTTAAAGCATCTTCATACATCTTGCAAAATAGTTTAAGAATTAAAAATTCTTCGGTTAATTTTAATGGTGTCATCGTGTCATTTTCTCTAAATTACGGTTACTTGCTTGCTCTGTACGCCACGCATCAAAACGCATCGTAGCACTTGTGATCTGCCATTTTAATAATTCAACCTGCTCTGTGGCCGTTCCTATTGCAACGCACAAATCTTGATATTCTTGGCTGGCGTAGGCTTCACGCTCTTGACCGCCAAGGCTTTGCTCATTTGATTTCTTCATCATTATGGCTTTAAGACTAGATTTGTATGCTTCTAGTTGGGCTAGTTGACCCTTGGCTTTAGCGTATTCAGGGGCATTGTTAAATATAAAATTAATTGCTTCGTGTGGATCGTATTCTGTCATTTTCCTAGTTTCTTTTTTATCAATTGTTTTATGCGTTCTTCTTTTTCAGGGTATTGGGCTAACAACTTTACAACCGCAGGCCATCCTCGTTTTTTAGCTACTGCGATATACCACTCAACTAAATAATTATCAGAGTTGTTCTTCAAGTTGCTTTATCTTCTGACTAATTCGTGCTCGCCATTGTTGCCAACCCTCACCAGCGTAAGCAGGGCATTGAACTTCTTGGGCTTTTTTAGCCGTCAGTTCTTCGCTCGAATACCAAGGCAATTCAGGTTTCTTTAAAGGCTCAATGTCCAGTTCATCATCATACCGCCCAGCCCGTAACCAACTGGCAGGGTATGGAATAAAGTCTTTAGCAGTTTCTTTGATCTTCCAGTATTTAAGATGCTGTGGCAGGGCTTCTAAGGCTTTTTCCTGCTCATCGGTAGTCATAGACTTCCAAGCCTTTTCAGCGTCTTTACGAGCCATTTTACGGGGGTATAGGGCATAGAAATTATTGAATGTCATCTAACTGTTTCCGTAGTGCCGCACATTCTTCTTCAAGCATTTGTGTATGGTTAGACTTTTCAGTATCGGCAAATTTAAGAATAGGCTTGTCTAATGCTTGTTTAGCCATTTCAATATATCTATCGACTTCAAGTCTATCTTCCCCACCAATAGCCGCATTGCTGTGACCAACTGGTTTACCCATCGTGTCGTAATACACTTCACGAATTTCAAAGTAATCCTCGTATGAATTACTCATGTTTACCAAGCGTAAGTTCCAAGTCATTATTTCACCCAATAAAAGATTAAAGCCATAAAGAGCATTGCCACGCCTAATATGGCAAAGATTCCAACAGAAAAAATTAATATCAAATTTTCAATCATGGTGAAAGTATATGTTAAGTGAACTTAATGTTAGTAATTATTTTGTAGGTGTTTTCCCTATGTGTTGTTTTTTTGCCATAGGTTGCCCAAAGGTGATAAGCCTTCATCCATTCAGGATGTGTCCCGAACTAATGCTCCCTAAGGTAGTGTTCATTCGATTACAAGGTTGTCTATCACCATTGTCCTTGTATCTTGTGTAGTCGCCACTCAACGCTACGGGGCTTGCTGTCAGGTGTAAACCAGCCCATGTTCTATTCCACGCCACCCATTTAGGTGCTTAATATCGTTTGGAGTACGGCAGAAATAGAAAAACCCATCAGGGTTGCTCTAAGTTGAACCCACTTTAGAAAAGGTATCCACAACTTTTCCAAAATGCTCAAAGCAACCCAAATGGGTCTTGGTGTGGATACTGGTACTAAGCAGGGTTCAATCTGCCCACACAGTATAACACTATTCTGTACACTCACATGGAGTATCAAACCCTACAAATGGAAGCGTCATTTGGGATTTGTGCATCAAAATTACTTCCGACCAAGCGTAATTTCTACCTAATCCTTTAATGCTGGTAAGTTCTGCTTGTTTTTCAATGTTTAATGCCCTTTGCAATAAATCAGGGTGTTTCTCATAAAGATCAACTATTTCTTTTGGGCGAGAAGATGGGCAAAAAAAGCAAGCAGATTTACCAACATTAATAATTCCATGCTTTGCAATGATGTCCAAACAATTTTGCCTATCCCATTGCCACTCAATTAATGGATATTCATAGTCATATTTAGGGTCATCACGCTTTGCCGCATTGTCAGCCCTATGTGATTCACCAGCATCATACCCAATGTATTTAACGCATTTTGAACCTGTTTTCCACCAATCAATAGCTGGTTGCCAATGATTGCAATATTTGTCTTGTGGGGCTATTTTGTGTTTTTGAGAGCATCTTTTGTAACCATAAGCAATAGACGGCAAAGTGTTTGATCTTAGACATTCTTCTTCAAGGTTTTCTAGGCTTCCATCTTTTCTAACACGCTTTACTACGGTAATTTTAGGCAAACCTTTGCTTGCCAACCAATTACTAAAATTTTCAATGTGGGCGTAAGTTTCAGGGCGTTCACCACCAGTATCGGCAAAAAGAATTAAATCTATTGGTCTGTTAGCTTCGTATAACCCCAAAATCATAGCGGTGCTATCTACGCCCCCCCCCAAAAGCAACAATATGCGGCTTATTCAAGTTCAGGCCAAATTAGCTTGTAATTGTTAGGAAACAAGTTTTTACGGGTAATTAGCCCATGCGATTCTTTTTCTAGGGTGGCGGCTAGAATCATCAGCTTATCGTAGGGAATATCCCCGTTTTGCCACATAGATACGGCTGGAACGGACACATTGACCAATTTTGATACCCGTGTTGGGCCACCTAAAAGACGAATCATTGCTGTTGCTGTAATTTTATCCATAAGCTATCTTAACATTTTTACAACATTTTGCAAATAAACTGTTGCTTTATGTTTTAAGTTGGCTTAATATCTAAATACGGTATATGCCGTGTTAATTAGGAGAAACTCTTATGAGTGAGCAAGATCAAGACTTACACAGCTTCCAACAACATTTGGAACGCATCTTTAAAGACCTTGAAGAAGGTGTCTTTATTACAGAAGATGAAATAGGTGACCTACGCTATGCGTGTGGCTTGCCATCACCAGTCCGCAACACCCAAGTCAACCCCGTATTGCGTGATGCCATCAATGACTTTGGCAAAGTATTTGGTATTCAATCTTTTCCTACAATTTGGAGTAAAAAATGATAATTTCAGATAACAGTAAAGAATTTAAAATTGCCCCTGCAGGGTTACACATGGCTAGGTTGTACTCGGTCATTGACCTAGGGCATCAGGCTACCGAATGGGCTGGCGAAACCAAGATCATGCACAAAGTTGTATTGACTTGGGAATTGCATGGTAATGACGATGCTGACCAGCCATTAAAGACAGATGACGGTAAACCTTTGATTGTGTCTAAGCGTTATACAGTCAGCCTTGGTGACCAAGCTAGATTGCGTCAAGATTTAGAAGCGTGGTCTAACAAGAAGATGACCGCAGAAGATCGCAAGAACTTTGACCTGCGTAATTTATTAGGTAAGTTTTGCATGGTCAATATTACGCATAGTGAAGATGGCAAATACGCCAACATTAGCGGTATTAGCCCTGTACCTTCTGCCCTGCGTAACGCCCAGCCTGAAGGTGTCAACCCTACCCTGCATTTTTGGTTAGCCGAATTTGACCAAGCTAAGTACGATGCCCTGCCAAAGTATTACAAAGAAAAGATTACAGAATCGTCTGAGTGGCGTGGGCAAAAGGCACGGGAAGCAGATGAGCCAAAAGCTGAAGATTCTAAACTTGACGATATTCCATTCTGATTATGATAGTTAAAGAAAAAGAGGAAAAAAGTGGTCACTTCTATACTAAAGACGGCAGTCCAGCCTATACAGTCATTGGATCGTCTACGGGCAAAGAACGGGCAACAAATGTATCTGATGCACGAAAACTCGGTTTATTGCCCTCAGTTACCACCATCATCAATGTCGCAAACAAAGGTGAAGGATTGCTTCGATGGATGCAAGAACAAGCTATCCTTGCCGCACTTACATTACCTCGCCTAGAAGGGGAAGAAGAAGGGGTTTGGCTATCTAGGGTAATGAAAGATAGCAAGGCTACTGGCAGGGAAGCGGCAGAGCGTGGTACGGCTATTCATAACATCATTGAAGGTTACTTTGAACAGATGTATTTGCCTGAAAAGCCAGCTTACCTTGATGAGATTGATAGGTTGCTAAAGGTAACCTTTGGGAACCAGCCTTGGCTAAGTGAACGCTCATTTGGTCATCCCTTGGGATTTGGGGGAAAGTGCGACCTTATGGCCAAACCGATCAACGGTCAAGGTACGGGGTTCATAGTAGATTTTAAGACTAAGACTACCGATCTTGATAAAATTGATGTATGGTTCGAGCATGAACTACAGTTAGCGGCATATCGTGAAGGGCTAAACTTGCCCTTTGCTCGCTGTGCCATCGTATTTGTCAACGGCACGACTAATCAAGTAAAATTAATTGAAGTAGAAGAACCCCAGCTTCAAAAGGGCTGGGAGTGTTTTCAACATCTGTTACGCTTTTATCAGGTAAAAAACAATCTTTAATTCCTTCACGGGAACGGGGGAAACGCAAGGAGTACCCCAACTTCTTTAGGGCGTTAAGCCGCCATAGTAGGATGCAGTAAGTTAGGGTTTTTGCGGCTTTCCACCTAACGGCTAGTAACTGCCAAATACTGCCCTGTATCTTTTTTGCAACTAAGGGTATATCCCTAATAAATAATACTTGCATTGTTAAGATAGCTTAACTAAACTGGTGTTACTCAATAACGAGTGAGATAGAAAAAGGAAAAAAAATGAAAAAATTAAATTACAAAGCAGTATGTTTTTCATGCAAACAAGGTGAGCAAGACAATATTCCTGCTCAATGGTATGTGACTGGGCATGATGGCAATAAGCCTTTTAAAGGCTATGTTTGTGATGACCATTACGAAATGCTTGCAACAGAAGATATGATTAAATCAGAGCAAAACATTGACTTAGATTCTATTGTTTCTTATCACACAGGTTTTAAGAGTTTTAATGACATGGTGAAAAGCGTAAGTTATTGCTACACACCGACACTTAGAACCGATGTAGTGCCTGAACTTAAAATTGTTCGTCAAGCATTTAACGACAAAATGTCTGAACTTGGTTTAGAAAACAGAGCTTAATTAACCAGCCCCTACGGGGGCTACTTTTTAAAAAAGTGAGATAGAAATGAGCAATAACTATTTATTTTCAATGTATGTTGGTGATACCTATTTAGATGTTTACGGGTATATAGATAAAGACGAACCTAGCGTTGGTCATGTAGGCGGCATAGAAATAGAAGATGTCTGCACCTGCGACACTAAAACAAGCGTATGGGAAATGATCCACGCACTCAACTTTGATAAATTTAACGAACAGGCTCAAATGGCTTGGTCAGAACGGAACGACAAATGAAATATTTACTACTACTTACCCCGTTTGTATTGGCCGCCTGTACTTCATTTGACCCACCCAATGTCAGCCTAGAAACTGATAAACAGGCTTTCCACATGAGCCGTGCTCAGGTCATACTGGGTATTACAGAATGTGAAGATGCTGGTACACGCCCCGTAGTCATTACAGCAAAGCGTAGGATCAATGGCACTATGAGTGATGTACCCGTAGAAGTTACCTGCAATCCCCGTTATAAAATATTTCATTAGGAGATAAACATGAAAGAGTTTATTCAAGGCGGTTTAGTAGCTATTTTAATCTGCGTCATTATTTTTGGTACTAACTATTTAATGCACGGGTATGTAATTTGAGAGTTGACCTGTCCAAGCATGAATTATTCCTATGTGAGTATTTCGGTACTATGCGTAGGAAAAACGCCATGCAGTTTAACCATGACAGGCAAGTTAGCCAGCAAGATCCGTATGAAATGGATATAGACGGGTTTAAAGGTGAGTATTTGGTGGCCAAGTATTTAAATTTAATGCCCGACTTTTCTATCAATAAAAAGAAAAACCCTGCCGATCTCAAAACTGTTGGTGGCAGGACTATTGATGTCAAATCTACCCGTAATAATCAAGGTGATGTCTATGTTACCGAATACCACCGCAAAAGTCCTTGTGATTTCTACATCCTGATCGTTTTAGACGATGCTGGGGGCGATATTGTAGGTTGGGTGGATAAGGATGAGTTATTTCAGTTTGCAACGCTACAGGGCGGTTCTCACCCTTCCTACAGGTATGACCGCAAACGACTTAATCCTATAAACCAGTTTTAAGCAATCTGCTTGCCTTCTTTAAGGTCTGTGAGGGTTAGCCCACCCGTGTACTGGAAGTGGGCTAATTCCTTGAATGTACGCCATTCTCCAGCCCATTCCAATCCTGCTTGTTGTCCTAATTCTCCGACTTTAACCCATATAGGGTGAGAACCATCCCAATCAGGCTTGCCGTTGACCATAGGTACGACATCAACAGCACAACGCCAGTTATGCCAAGAATCACCAGCTTTAGCATTGGTAACCACCTTTCCTGCCGTAGTCCTACCTTGTTCGTATAAAGCCTGTTGGGATTCATTGTCACGGTATGTAGAAGTCACTAGCAGGTCTATACCCTCATCCTTGCAAAGACTAAGGAAGTGCTCTACACGCTCTTTAGCTGGAGAAATCAAATCATCAAGGCTTCGGCTGTTTATCATTTTTTTAAATTGGCTACAATCCGTGTGCCAAATAAAAAACCAAACGCAATGTTGGCGGCTTCAATCCCAATTCTTTGAATTTCAGGGGTAACCGATAAAAACAATGTACCGATACCTACGACAATGACAAACAATGCCCCTAAATAACGGCTAGAAGCCCTCAGATCAATTACCCATTGGCTAGGTGTACCGTAGGGGTTATCTAGCTGTGCAATGGCTTGTAGCTTGTTTATTTCGTTTTGATCTAACTTAATTTGCTCATCTACAGAAATAGGTTTTACACCGCCTGTAACCATCCCAATAAGGCTTTTAATCCCATCAATTCCTACAGGGACTAAAGCACCAATAATAGTTTCTAAAATCATTTGCCTGTCAGCCAATGTGCAATAAAACCCACAATAGAACTAATGCCTGATACAACCATCATTCCTACCCAAAACCCACCCCGACCTTTATTTGCTAGTGCGAGCAGTTCTTCCATGCCTTCTTCTAGCTTATCTACTTTGGCGGTAAGTTGGTCAACCTTTTCCCAAAGTTGGCCGTATTTAACTGGGTCAATTTCGAATGACATGATTAGGCACTAGGCTGTTTAGTTTGGGCTAATTCTTGTGCGGCCAATTGTTCTACTTCCAAAGCTACTTGGTCAGGGTCTTTAGGCCATGTAATATTCATTGCACTAGCTACCGCATCCACATCACTAGCACCTTCAACAGCGTTTGTAGCCGTTAGTGCAGTAGTGCGGATAGATTGCCGCCATGTATTCCAAGAAGCATTAATAGGGGTGCTAGTTTCTACTGACTTAACTACCATCCAATCAGTAGGCAAAAGAATAGAATAAGCAGTAGCGTTAATTTGATTTAACGCAGTTGTTTTAACTGATAACAAGTCTTTTGGTGTATTAGTGTAAGTTAGCGTTGCTTCACTTAATGTTTCGCTAACCCAGTAATAAGTGTCATTAGCTGGTTGGTTAGTAACAATAACTTCTTCTAAGCCAATTTCAACTTTTTCTTCAGGCGTAGAAAGATTTAACCAGTTAGCTGGGTACTGTACGCCATTGATTTCAAAAGCAGTACCTTCGTTAATGTATTGTTGGTTTTGTGTGCAATAAAACATAATTACCTCGCTAAAGCGTTCTTAAAAGGGTTTTCGGCAAATGCCATGTAGATGTATGTTGAACCTGAACCATTAGTAGCGGCTCTAGTATTGCGTTGTTTAAATCCATTTGACAAAATATCTATTGCAGAAGTATTTGAAGTATTCTCAGCACCACTAGAATTTGCTTCTAAAAGACCAACTGCTTGATTATAAGTATCTCTTGATGTATCAAACATTTCCCAGCTTTCCACACCAGTTGATTTAATCATAAAAAACTTAGGTCTAAACCCAGTAAATACAAAAGTTCCATCACTAGAACCATTACCTATATAGCTACCAAAAGCAGAATAACCAGCAATAGGTGTCCAGCAGTAGGCTACGATTAAATTACCACTTCCACTTACACTTGTATCAGTTCCAACACCAAATATAGTAGATGTTGGTGTAGTGTTATTCCAAATTGCCGCACCTGAATTAGACTGTGCTTGTGTAGTATTTAAATTACAATGCCAAGAAGCCATATTTGTAAGACCAGTATGTGCAACTCGCCAATCTTCTGCCGCAGACCTATTTTTACTAATAATCATTTTAGGTGCAACACCTAAACCATGACCAACTGTTCCTGTTGAACCTGTACCAGTATAAGTAACAATACTAAATCCAGCAGTAGCATTAACGCTTACTGTTGATGTAATAGAGCCATTTGTATTAGATGATGTAGTGCCTTGACCAGCTTGCCATTGCCAACCTACATAGGTATATCCACTTGTATTTTGTGTACCATCATTACCTACAGTAAATCCATTAGAATTAAACGCATGAATGTCGTAGGTATAAGTTTGTTCTGCGGCTGTAAGATTTGAAAATAAAGTTTTATCTATACCACGAACAGAATCCCCAATATGATGTGATACTGCATTGCTTCTAGATTTTGTCCATACCAAATCAGGTTTAAAGCCACCAGCATTTGTAATTGTTTGAACATCTGTAGCGGCACTTCCATTACCAGTATATAAAGTAGCATCCATTACTGTATTACCTTTAACAATAGTGCTAGTAGGTAAGTTGTAAGTATTGAGTGCTACAAAGCCTGTTGGTGGGGTGTAGGTAAAACTTTGTTGACCATAGTTATGCGTTGAATTGCTAGTGTTATATTCATTTGCCATTGGATAATATGTGCCAGCAGTTAAGCTAGTTATTGTATATATCAATGAATTATTTTTATAAATTGCACAAGTCAAAGCACCTAAATCAAGTGCATACCCAACAACATCATTAGCTACAAGTGCAGTTACAGTTGTAACAGTTGAACCTTCTTTAATTATATTTCCATTGCCAACAACAATGCCAAAACCACCTACTGATGATATTCCCGAATAAAGACCAACAAAACTAGATAGTATATTTCTACCAGCACCAAGAATGGGATAAACGGCAGAACTTATAGTTCCAATTTTATCTTCCCAATACCACTTACCACTTGAAACACCTATTGTTGCTACTGAAGTATCACTATCAATAGATGATGTTCCAGCACTTTTTAAATTGCCATCTGTTTGTGTGCAATATGTTTTTGGTACTGTTGGGTTTAGCGTTGCATAGTTACTTTGTGTTGCACTTGTCAATGTTGGTACATCATTCATTGAATCGTAAGTGCTACCAGTAGTTAGGCTGATGTTATTTACTGTCCAAGTATTACTGTTACCTGAGAAGTCATTACCTAATGTGCTTGTGCTAGTAGTGTTAGTAAATGGCAAATAGAAGCCATTAGTTCCGTATGTGCCTGTGTATTTAGCTGGTTGCCATACACCAGTTAATGCGTTAGTAGAACCAAATGAAGATGGGGTAAGGGCTTGTCCGTCAATAGAATTAACTTCAGCCATGTAGCCGTCAAAATATTGTGGTACAGCAGTCCATGCACCAATGTATTGAGCAACATTGTTATTGAACGAGCCATCAAAATTTTGAGCAGGATAAACAGCCGTTGAAAACGCAGTTATTTGTAAACCATTAACATAAAGTTTTGCTCTATTTGTACTTGTTGCTTGCGTTGTATCTAATTGAATTACGATGTGATACCAAGCGGATGGGTCACGAAATACTTGTGTTGTTATTAGTTGAAAATTATCAACTCCACCAACTTGTTGAAAAAACCTTAATTGGTCAGAAGAATTAAACTCAATAACAGCATTTGTATTTCCACCAGCTTCAGCTTGAGCAATAATATTTCTTGTTCCTAATGTGCCACGCTTAACCCACGCAGAGTAAGTCCAAGTTCTACGATTACCAGCACTAGCTGGAGTACGATTTAAATAAGCAGAAGCACTACTTCTAAACCTTAAAGATTTAGTTAGGTTATAGCCTGTAGCCCCATTAGCGGTAAATACAACAGGTAATGTCATTAAGAAACCCCTAATGAACGACCTTGCTCATATAAATTAGTTCCATCACTTCTAAATACAAAATAGTCTTTTGCACTTGCAGAAGTTGAAAGGGTAGGGGCAGTACCACCTGTCCACTTAAATACAGAATTCCATGTAAGTGTATTAGAACCAGCGTTTTGAATAACTGCTAAACCATAAAAAGCACCATTAACTAGGTTTGTAGGTGCTCCCATAGTTCTATTGCTAGAAACAAAAGTAAATGTGGCTACTTGGGCGGTTTCTGCGTTCCATGCAATAGTAGCGGCATCAGTAAGGGTTGCATTGCCAAAATACTGTTGTTTAGAAAAGTTAGTTACAGCAGTAGCTACTGTGTAATCTGTACCTGCTGTAGCGTTACCAATTCCACCAGTTCCATTACCTTTAAGAATAGCTGTACCAACAGTAATAAAGCCTGTAATTTGGCTAACTGTTGCGGCATCAGTAGCCGCTATTCCATCAGCTAACCCAGTAATGCGGTTAGCACCCATTTTAAGGTTACCAGTAGCGGTAGTTTGTCCGTCAGATGCTAAAGAACCAGTCATAGCAGTAGCTAAATCTGTAAGGGTGTTATTAGCCCATGTACTAGATATAGTTGTGCCTGTTACGACAGGGTTGCCAGCAGGTAGGGTATAAGTACCCGATCCGTTTCTACTCATTTTGTTTTCCTCAATGCGTCTGCCATACCTTCAGGCGTATAGTTTACTGATTCTTTAACTTGCTTTTTGATGCCCATTTCTTTAACTTTTTCTAACCCTTGTTTTACGCCAATTACACGGGAAATAGGCAGTAAAGCCACCCCATCTAAAGCCTTCATTAAAGCACTAGAAGTATTGGAATAGTTGACAGCCCCTTTAAGCGGATTATTTACATTTGAAGATGTTTCGTATAGGTGTCTAACTTCTTCAGCACCTTTTTTACCAAAAATGTAGTCTAATTTGCCGTCTTGATCTATCTCATTAAGGACAGATTTAAATTTGGCAGGAGAAACAACAGGATTTCCAAAAGAATCAACATCAGAATTTTTTGTAACTTGATTTTTAATGTGTTGAATTGTTTGACCTTGTAGTTCTTTCCATGCTTGTTGACCATCTGCACCACCTTTTTTAAGGGTTAAACCAATGGCGGCAACATCATCCCTAGATCCGTCAAGAATAGAATGTTTAAAAACATCTTCAAACGCTACGGCACGATCTGTAGTACCTTTTTTGGTACGCAATAATTTATCAACTGCACCAACATCTTCAAACTGCCTAGAATATTTGGTGCGTAATGCTCTAGCTGTTTGATATAGTTCTCCACCCTTGTCTTTGGTAGCGGCATTAATTAACTCTTTCATTTTTCCAGCGTGTAACATACCTACCGCATCGCTTGGATCGTAGTT